AGAGGATTGGTTAGGCATTGGTACCGCTACCGCAGCAGACCAAACATTTATAACTCAATGCAGGTTGGCCGCTAACGAATTCGCTTACAGGCGTAGGCGTGAGGCAGGCTATCGAAACGAAAGCCTAAGCACCGTACCTAATCCGTCCGTACTGTTGGGAACCGTCGCCTATGCGGCTTTTCTTTATAAACAGCGCGGTTCGGTAACGGATTTTGCTAGTTTTGATGGTTTAGCAGCCGGTGGAAGCATGGGCCTTAGCCCAATGATTAAACAACTTTTAGGCGTAGATAGGCCCGCGGTTGCTTAATGCCTGTTGCATACACAGACCTATTTAACACGGCCTTAGACGACCTTACAGCCACGTTACAGACCGTTACAGGGTTACAGGTAGTCAACGACCCGCGTAATTTAAACCCGCCTTGTGCTTTTATTGACGCGCCTAGTTTCGTAGCCTTTAACTACAACATAGTTAAAATTACTTTTCCCGTACGCCTAATAACCCTAGGCCCTGGCAACCTTGACGCCCAACGGTCACTAATGAACATGGCCGCAAAAGTGTTAGGTAAAAACGTTGCGGTAACAGACGGACGGCCAACCATTGCCATAATCGGCGGTAGCGAAATGGCCGCCTATGATTTAACTATTGAAATGCAAGCCCAAACAAGTTAGGTGCCTATGTACATTATTAAAAGCCCTCGTCTAGGTGTTGTTGGTACAGAGTTTGTACCCAAGCCGGGTATACAGGTTGCCGGCCTTATTTGGGGCGGCTTTATTGAAGAAATAACTAACGAAGTTAACGACGAAGTAAACGACGAAGTATCCACACCGGCACCTAAAAAAGGTGCTAAAAATAAGAAAGCAACGAAAGAGGATTAAACACCATGGCTACAAGCACTTACCTATCTAACCCGGTAGTAACCGTTAACGCGGTAGACCTTTCCGACCAATGCACGGCGGCAACTTTTACGCAGCGTTACGACCAACTAGAAAACACCACGTTTGGTAAAACAGCCCGTACTTTTCAAGCAGGTTTGGGTAACCATGAAGTAACCCTTACTTTTTATCAGTCGTACGCAGTTTCGGAAACTTTCGCAACATTGGAAAACGTAGTAGGCGGTTTGGTAAACGTAATTGTTAAGCCTGCCTCAGGTGCAGACAGCGCAACAAACCCAGGCTTTACCCTTACTGGCGCATTGCTAGCAGAATTCCCAGTAATTAACGCAACCATGGGCGAATTGTCAACCATTGACGTTACATTCGTTGGCGGCGTTTACACCGCAGACGTAACACCATAACTAGCGCCGAATAATCGGCCCGACACGAAAGAGGCAAGTAATGCAATTAACGTTACAAGTAACGAACCAAGACGGTGCATACCAAGTAAGCACCAACCTATTTACCATTATCTTGTGGGAACGTCGTTTTAAACGCAAAGCCGCCGATATGGCAAACGGTATCGGTGTAGAGGATTTGCTATACCTAGCATGGGAAGCAAGCAAACAAAACAAAATTGTTGTACCCGCCGAATTCGATACCTATTGCAAACAAATTACCAACGTTGAGGTAATAGACCAAGAGGCCCCAAACCCTACCCAAGCGGCACCTACCGACGGCAACTAGCAGAATTGCTAGTAGCAACAGGTTGGGCGCCGCATTGGTATTCGCAAGCGTTTGACACACAAGACCTTTTGACGGTGGCTAAAGTTTTAGGAGAGCGAAACAAAAGGTAGTTGTAATGGCGCAACCAATTTATGAGGTTAAAGGTATTCAAGAAACCTTGGCCGCGCTTAACAAAATAGACCCAACATATAGGCGAGACGTCACCAAACGAATTAAGCGGGCAGGCGAACCAATGGTTCAAGAGGCCCGCAGCATGATTACAACTATTGTTGGCGTTAAAGGTTCCCCGCTATCAGGTATGCGCCGCGGAAGCCTTATTCGAGGCAAAGAAATTACATGGCGTACAGACGCCGTACAAAAGGGTTTTAAAATTAAGGTAGGCGTACGCGCAAGCAAAGAGCGATACGTCAACTTTGCGCGTTTTACAGACGGCGTACAAACACACACCGAACAGGTGCCGTTTGGTTCAAAGCCTTACAAACTTATGGTTATGCAACAGGCCGACGCTGCCGGTGCTATTTATGACCATGCCGGACGCCGTACGGGCGGTATGTTCGTAACCAATCTAAATGCAGACGGCGGCGGTGAACAACCCCGCGTAATTGACAAAGCCGTAGAGAAAAACAAACCCGCGGTTCAAAGCGTTGTACAGTCAGTAATAGACGACGTGGAAAAGAAAACTAACAAAACTTTAAAAAGACGGTACCGCTAATGGCTATAAATATTCCGATTATTACCACGTTTAGCGATAGTGGATTATCCGCCGCCAATAAGAAAATATCTTCGTTTGGTAAAAAGTTTCCCGGTATCGGTATTGCCATGGCAGGCGTTACCGCAGCCGTTGGCGCGTTGGGCGCTGCCGCTTTTAGCGCGGTTCAAAAGGCCTCTAACTTAAATGAACAGATAAGCAAAGCCGGGGTAATTTTCGGTCAATCTAGTGACGAAATAGAAAAGTTTGCTAAAACCGCTAACCGTAGTTTGGGCCTGTCAACAACAGCCGCGTTAAACGCCGCTTCAACGTTTGCCACGTTTGGTAAGGCAGCGGGATTAGCCGGCCGTGACCTTGTAACCTTTTCAACAGACTTTGTAACCCTGGCGTCGGATTTAGCGTCGTTTAATAACACAAGCGTTGACCAAGCAATTAACGCCGTTGGTGCCGCGCTACGTGGGGAAAGCGAACCGCTACGCGCTTATGGTGTTTTGCTTAATGACGCAACCTTAAAAGCCGCTGCAATGGAATTAGGCATATATTCAGGTTCGGGCGCATTAGGTCAACAGGCCAAAATTTTGGCAGCGCAAAAGGTTATTTACAAACAAACAGGCGACGCCCAAGGCGACTTTAGCCGTACTAGCGGCGGCCTAGCCAACCAACAAAAGATACTTAGCGCAACGTTAGAGAACGTACAAACCAATTTAGGTATGGCGCTTTTGCCGTTGTTTACTAAAATGGTTCGTTTCTTCAATGAAAAGGTTACGCCCGCTATCGAGGACGTTGCAAACGCTTTTGGAGAGCAAGGCTTGGTATTCGGTATACAGGTTGCGCTTTCCAAAATGGGTGAAGCCGGGCCTGTTATCGGCGGGTTTTTCAAACAATTTGCCGTTTCCGTTGCGATAACTATTAACGCTTTAGCCAGACTTGTTCAATCATTGTTGGCGGTTTACTATTTCAGTGTTGGCCGATTTGGTGACGCAATTAAAGCAACTAGCAAATCCTTTACTGACCTTATAGACGTAGACAAATTAAGCCAACAATTTGACGGCTTCATTAACGGCATTGGTTTAGTTGACGAAAAACTAGCCCAAAATGCCTACTACACCGGCTTAATGACTAAAAACACAGAGTTACTAGGCAAAGTTGTAAAAGACGTAACGCCGGCCGTACAGGACATGGGAGACGGCGCCGGCGGTGCAGCAAAGAAAATAAACGAACTATACAGCGTCATTAAAGACAAACTAACAACGGCTTTAGACGACGCCAAAGACCAACTCAAAGACGCCCAAGAGGCTTTTATAGATTTTGGTAAAAGTGTTTCGGACGGCATTAAAGAGGGCTTTAGTTTCAGTGACGCCAAAGAAGCGGGCGCCGAAACAGGCGCAGGCTTCCTAGACGGACTACGTGACCAAGTAGCCGGGGTAAAACAGTACGCAAGCAACGTAGATACATTGCTACAACGCGGACTTTCCCAAGATGCCTTAAACCAAGTATTACAGGCAGGCGCGGACGCAGGCGCCGCTATTGCAGCGGAATTGGTGGCAGGCGGGCAGGACGCCATTACAGGCCCCAACGGCGTAAACGCTTTAGTTGCCACCGTCCAAGAAGTAGCCGACAAACTAGGTTTAGATAGCGCAAGCCGTTTTTACCAAGCCGGCGTAGACCAAGGCACCGCGCTAGTAAAAGGCCTTGAAAGTGTTTTAGTTAAATACGAAAAGATACTTAAAAACCCAAACCTAAGTACCAAACGTTTAAACGCGCTTTTAGAGCAAGCCCAAACGGACATAGCCTTTACACAAATTACCGCGGGTCAAACCATTGCTACACCGGCACCGTCGGCAGCAAGCGCGGCAAGCATTGCCGAACATCAGGCCGCCCGCGGTGGCAACAACTACACCGTAAACGTAAACGGTGGCATGGCAACAGCCGCCGAAATAGGCCGCGTAACAAACGACGGGCTACGCGCGTTTGCACGACAAAACGGCCCATTAGATTTACCAATAGCGGGGTTTAGATAATGCCTGGTAGCGCCATTGTTCAAGCCGGCAACTATTCCCTACTCATTGACACAGGCTACGACGTAGGCAGTTTCACACTAGACAGCGCCGTAAAAGGCCTGTTGGACGGTGTATACCCGTTGGGGCCTACTACCGATTTTGCAGACGTCACGGACAGTACAACACAAATAAGCGTACGTAGAGGCCGACAAGACATAGGTGACCAATTCGCAGCCGGCACCATGACCTTTACCATTAACGACGTAGACGGCATTTTCAACCCGTTTGACGATACAAGCCCGTTTTACAACCCCAAACTACTACGCCAATTAAAAGCACGTACCCAATCATAAAACGCCATTTCATTACGACAACAAAGCGAGCAATTCCTCGGCGGTAAGGCCAAGTTTTTCGAGAACCTTTATTTTTTGTTTTTTGCGGTCATCAATCTTTTTTTGCATTGCATCAATTTCGGCTTGCTGGTTTTGCCATAATTCAACTTCTTGTAAAGTTGCTTCGCGGTCTATGCCGTTATCGTTAATAATCATAATGTTTTCCCGTATCCGTAAATAGCGTAGGTGCCTGTTCCAGTTGTGAATGACATTGCAATTCCGTCGTAGGCAGTAGATACGTTATGGCTTCCGGAAATAATGTGCTGATTGCCTGCTGAAGTGCCTTGATGATTTTTAGCGTAGAACGATGTTGGGGCTGCTAACTGTGGACCGTAAATTTCAATCGGGATAATCACATTATTTGACACTGTGCTTACAGAAAGTGAGGACCCTGCAGAAGTGTAAAGATTACTCAATGTTCCTGCAGAACCCAATATCGTATTATAATTATAGTTTGCTGTTGAAGCAACACCGCCCGTCCGAAGTTGCAAAGTTCCAGTTCCCGAAACCGTTGTCAAGTTTACAAGCATCAAATAATTTGTATAGGAACTAGTAAAAACGCTGTCGGCAGTAAAAGATGACGCCGCGGTAAACGCGGTTTCTGCTTTAACTACGGTTAAACCTGCTGTGGCTGCCGTCTTATCCGATGGAAAAAAGATTGCTGCGCTGGCGCTAGTAAAATAGAGTGTGCCGCCTTGCCATTGTGCCAACGCTAATGAACCTGCAGTATTAACCGTGCAAGTTCCCGCTGTAACTGTTGTTGTGCCGGCACCAATGTTCTGCAAAACTAAAGTATCGCCCGCTGCAAAAAGTCCACTATTTACGGTAATGGTTGTGGCGCTTGCGTTTGACATAACAACGCGGGTGCCTTTGTCGGCTGCAACTAGCGTATAACTGGCAACCTTGTTGCTTACTGTTTGGTTGTAGTCGTTGGACTGTAAATCGTCCATTTGGGCCGCGGTAAGTATTTGCCCTGCGGTAAAATCTTGAATAGCCATGGTGTCCTTATCCTAAAACATTTGTTGTTGAAATTGTGCCATATAGTACGTCGTCAAGTATCAGTTCGTAAACAATGGTAGTAGGGCTTGTAAACAGACGTACCCTATGCCCGGTAAGGCTTATTTCATGTTCTATACCCTCTACGCTTAATTCTTGGGCAAGTACCGTAGTAGTTGCGCCTG